CGGATGTTACCGAAACAAAGCATGCACCTGCTCTTGATTTTGCAATTTCTGCAAATCATGGCGCTTATTCATTCAACGAATCCTTCAATGAGTTCCGCGGAATTGCAAAAACAGATCGCGAAGATGTTTATGAGTTCCGTCGCCTTGACGATTTCCGTTTCGGAAATGTTCGCTTGATCAAGGTTACAACTCCAGCATTTGAGACAAAAGTATTCATGGGAATGTTTGAAACACTTCAACTCAGCAATTGGCCACCTGTTTTATTCGAATCATGGACTGCTGATTGGTATACTGCAGAGCGCGCAAAGGCATTAGACTTCTTTGCTGCTCGTGGGTATGAGCATTATCTTTACATTGATGACCATGTAATTGCATTTAAGACCAAGTCTCAGGCTGATCAACTTCTAGACGAAACAACAAATGTTGTTAAGAAAGCAGAAGGCACATCACCATTCTCAGTTGCTGAATATCAGCACGATATAAAGACTGTTCTTGATAATCAGGTTGCTGCAAAGTTCCTATAATTTGTGAAAGTCTCTATTATCACGCCCACGACGGGCAACTCATACTTGGCTGAGTGTATTGAGTCAGTTCGCGCTCAAACATACGAAAATATCGAGCATATTGTCGTTGTTGATGGAAAAGATCGTTGGGAAAAAGCAGAACCAATTCTAAGGGCTTCTGAATTTCCCAACGGTCGCAACGAACACATCTGCGTTCTTCCATACGCCACAGGCACTAATCGATATAATGGTCACCGTGTCTATGGTGCAGCCACTTACTTTGCAGATGGCGATTACCATATTTGGCTAGATGATGACAATATGCTTTCACCGAATCATGTTGAGAGTCTTGTCAAACTAGTTCAAGAAAAGAATCTGGACTGGGCATTTTCTTTCCGTAAGATTATCGACAAAGACAATCAGATTCTTTGCAATGATGATTGTGAATCTCTTGGTCTGTGGGCAAGTATTCTTCATCCAGAAGATTTCTTTGTTGATGTGAATTGTTACTTTGTCAAGAAGCAACATGCAGTTTCAATTACTCCTGTTTGGTATCGCAAGTTTCGCGAGCCTGGTCAGATGGAAATCGATCGAGCAATTGCTGCTGTTCTCATGCATCCAAACAATAAATTAAAGTTTGACTGCACAAGGGATTATACGGTAAAATATAGAGTTGGCAATACTGGACTATCAGTGCAAGCAGAATTCTTTATTCAAGGAAACAAGAAGATGCTTGAACGACATAATGGTAAACTTCCATGGAAGAACTAGTAAAGAAATACATTGATAGAGTCGAGCGCGCAATTGATTATGGTTTAGATCACCAAAGATTTAAATACACTGGTCAATTGCCGAAAAGTAAACTCACTGATGAAATCTTCGACCTAAGAGGAATGTCAACTAATGAAGTTAGAATGTTCCTCAATGAGATGGTCCATCCAGATACTCGATATCTAGAAATCGGAGTTCATCGCGGATCAACATTCATATCTGCATTGTATAAAAATCAATTCGAATTTGCTTGTGCTATTGATGAATTTGATCCTCCATATTCTAATGATGATATTATTAAAGACTTTTTGATGAAATGCAAAAAGCATAGAATTGGTAACTTTTCTATAATTCGAAATGACAGTTTCAATCTAAAACCAGAACAATTGGAAGCATTGAAAAATATTAACACATATTTCTATGATGGTGGTCATTACGACTGGCAGCATGAAAAGGCACTTACATACTACTATAAAAATCTAGCAAATGTCTTTATTTTTATAGTTGATGACTGGGGTCATGAGCCAGCAGTCAAAGGCACAAGAAAAGCACTCAAAGATCTAAACTTCAAAATTCATAAAGAGTGGGAATTGGGATATAGCCATACGATTAAAGATCGTGAGGATCTTGGCTGGCATAATGGACTATACATTGCAGTGTTGGAAAAATGAAAGAGTTTAGATCTAAACTATTTGGAGAGCATGATCCATATAAAGACTTTCATCCCATGCCCCCAGACATGCAAGGATGGGCGAGCGATCGACCAGTTTTCAGAGAAGTTCTAACTGAACTAAAACCGAAGTTCATCGTAGAAGTTGGCACTTGGAAGGGCATGTCAGCATTTCATATGGCTGACTTACTTCTTGAAATGGGTCATCGCGACTTTGAAATCATATGTGTTGACACTTGGCTTGGCTCAGTTGAACATTGGACTCAAATGTATGGTCCAATTCATCCAATTCTTCGTAATGGTCGACCGCAGTTATACGAACAGTTCTTGTCAAATGTGATGCATCGCGGATATCAAGATTGGATTACTCCGCTTCCAATTGACTCTCTCAATGCTGCTCATATTCTCATGACTATGGAATTCAAACCTGACTTGATTTATATTGATGCAGGTCATGAATACTATTCAGTGAAGCATGATTTGTATATGTACAGTCAAGTGTTAAGAACTGGTGGATATATAATTGGAGATGATTTCTTCCATGAGCCAGTTAAACTGGCAGCATTTGATACATTCGGTGAAGATAAAGTGATTCCAAAAGGTGAGGATAAATTTGTATGGATAAAGTAAGAAACCCATGTATTGCTTCCATCTTTATGAACAATGTTCAACCAAAGATGGTCGAGTTGCAAAAGCAAGTTGTTGCGAAATATAACAAATCCAAGATCTTTCACTATCAGGTTCTCACTGAAGCACCTCCTGGATTCACGATGGATAAGTTGGTCGATATGCTCGAAAAGCGAGGGCATGATGCAATCATGTTCTTGGACATTGATGCGCTTCCGCTTAATGAAAATGCATTCGACTACTTTTTTGAGCAAGTATATTCTGGCAAGGTAATTGGTTCTGCGCAAAGAAGCAATCATATTCAAAACAATCAGCATGTATTTGCAGCACCACATAATGTAACATTTACTGTTGAACTTTACCGTAAACTTGGCAACCCCTCTTTTATGCCGAACTATCGTGGTGATGTTGCTGAAGAGTTGACTTTTAAGGCAGAAGAGAGTAATATACCTGTAGAGATTCTGATGCCAATTCGTTATGACGCACCACCAATTCGTATGGATTGGGAACCAAAAGATGCGCCACCGTATTGGGATCTTGCAGATGGTATGCCGAAGTATGGTATCGGTACAACATTTGGAACATCAGAGATGGAAATGTTTTGGCATATGTATCAAAGTTTTCATCCTGGACAAACAGAAAGATTTGTCGCAAAGTGTGAGGAACTCTTGGCGTAATGGATATTGGAACAGAAAGAAAGTACCTTTTTGATTACGATGTCTCTGTGATAAAGAAAGAACTATCAAAGGTCACTATCGAAGATTGGCAATTTAATAAACTGCGGCAAGAAGCATTTAAAGATGGTCATGGCGATACTGAGTCTATTATATTATTTTTTGCTGGTATGAAATACAAGGTGTCAACACCACCAGCATTTAACAATGCAGTTCTTAATGCTGGTGAGCAGATTAGAAAGTATTTTGGTGGAAACGCAAAAATCGTAACACTGATGGTTGTGAAATTATTTGCGAAAAAACATATTCCAGAACACATGGATGGTGGAACACTAACCACAATCCACCGATGCCATCTTCCGATCATTACACATAAAGATTGCGAGTTTTATATAAACAAAAAGAAGTTTCCCTTTACAAAAGGAAAGGTGTTTGAAATTAACAATGTGATGTCACATTCAGTTGTGAATAATTCAGACATTGATCGTATCCATTTAATTTGTGACATTAAAGTATAGGAATTCATATGGCAAATCGTAGTGACTTTTTTAATGCTAAACTCCCACGCTCAATCAAGCGTATGCTTACAATGGGTCAGGTCTATAATTTTACTGGCGATCAACATGCTCGTGGTGATCTTCGCAGAGCAATGATTGCTGCTCATGCTAACCATGTTGGATTCAAGATGAAGCGACACTCTACTGAGAATCGCGATGCATCTGATAGTGAATAATGCACTCACTAAAAGAACTTAATGACTTATTGACTTCTAAAGAAATAGAAGTCAAAGAGTTTGGTGGGTGGTATCTTAAAGTTGGCAAAGATACTTGGACAATTGCGCATGATGTTTTTTATAGAAATGGATTGCCGCAAAGTCTAAAAGAAAAAGATTTATTTGACAAATACAAAAAGGTGAAACAAGATGAACGAAATCAAAGCACTCAAACTCGTCACTGGCGAGGAATTAGTAGTCGAAATTACAAATGATGAGGGTGAATTGCTCACATTTAAGAATCCAGTTGCAACTGTAATGCAGCGCCGCCAAGAAGGTCCTGTTCTTGGGTTTATGCCGTGGATGCAAGCAAGCAATGGTCCGTTCACAATCAGCAAGAAATCAACTATTGTCATTTGTGATGTTGCCGAGGAAGTGAAAAACGGGTATAATCAAATCTTCGGGGCAGGAATTGTTGTTCCTCCTAAAGATTTGATTCTGGGGTAATGCTTGGCTGACTTCTATACAAACATTTCGGTATCTGGAAGATATATCCTCTACCGTGGTGTCGAGAATGATAAGAGGGTCAGACGGAAAATTGAATTCCGTCCGACCTTTTATCTCATTGCAAATGAGAAAACAGAATACAAAACTCTGAGTGGAGAGTTTGTTAAGTCAATTGAACCAGGAACAATTCCTGAATGCCGTGAATTTTTGGAGAGGTATGAAAGTGTCGATAATTTCCCTGTTTTTGGTAATAATCGTTATGAGTATGCTTTTATTGCCGATCGTTATCCTGATGATATTCTTTGGGATATTAACAAAGTTACTATCGCTTATCTCGACATTGAGGTTGGATCCGAAAACGGATTCCCTGAGCCAAGAGATGCCAACGAATCAATCACCGCCATCACTATTAAACTCAAGGGTAATTATTTTGTGTTTGGCTGTGGGGATTATATCAAGCACCGTGACGATGTGCACTATGCAAAGTGCCGAGATGAACTCGACCTTATACGAAGATTCATTGACTTCTGGACAAGATTCCACCCAGATGTGGTCTCAGGATGGAACATCAAGTTCTTCGACATCCCCTATCTTGTAAATCGCATCACCAAACTTCTTGGTGAGGCTGAAGCCAAGAAACTTTCTCCGTGGAATCGATTGTCATTGCGCGAAGCAATGATCATGAATCGCGAACATCAAGTGTATGATATTGACGGTGTAGCAACTCTCGACTACATCGAATTGTATCGCAAGTTTACTTACTCGCAGCAAGAGTCATACCGACTGGACAATATTGCTCATGTTGAGTTAGGCGAAAAGAAAATAGATTATTCTGAGTTTGAAACTCTTCATCAACTCTACAAGCACGACTATCAAAAGTTTATTGAGTATAACATCAAGGATGTCGAGTTGGTCGAGAAACTCGAAGACAAGATGAAACTCATCGAGTTGGCATTGACTCTTGCATATGATAACAAGGTCAACTACGATGATGTGTTCACCCAAGTGCGCATGTGGGATGCGATTGTTTACAATTATCTTCTAAAGAAAAAAATTGTAATCCCTCAAATGAAGCGCGGATCAAAGAGTTCGCAATATGAGGGCGCGTATGTTAAGGATCCAATCCTTGGCATGCATGAATGGGTTGCGTCATTTGACTTGAATAGTCTGTATCCGCACTTGATCATGCAGTACAATATTTCGATGGAAACTCTAGTTGAGCCATCGCGATATAATGATAACATGCGCGGATTGCTACAGAACTGCAACATCAATGTTGAGTCTCTACTCAATCAAGAAGTAGATACTGCGATTCTAAAAGATCTAAATGTCACACTTACACCAAACGGTCAGTTATTTCGTGTGAGCGATCAAGGTGTGCTGCCTGAGATTATGGATAGTATGTACAAAGATCGTACACGCTATAAGAAGTTGGCGCTGGAAGCCAAAAAGAAAATCGAAACTGTTCTTGACGATAAGAACCAAGTTCATTATCTCGAGAAACAAGTT